GGCTGATCGCCGACCTCGAGGCGGTCAGCCGGGGCGACATCGACCGGCTGATGGTGCTGATGCCGCCGGGGTCTGCGAAATCGACCTATGTCTCGATCCTCTTTCCCGCCTGGTTCCTGACCAGGCACCGGCGCGCGGCGCTCATCATGGCCTGCCATACGGAGGGCCTGGCCAGCCATTTCGGCCGGCGCACCCGCGCCCTGGTGCAGGACCATGCCGAGACCCTGGGGTACGGGCTGGCCCGCGACGAACGCGCCGCCCACCGCTGGCGGACGAGCGGCGGGGCTGAGTATTTCGGCACGGGTATCCACGGACCCATCGCGGGCCGGCGCGCCGATCTCGCCATCATCGACGACCCCATCAAATCCTGGGCCGAAGCGGAGAGCCCTCTGGCGCGCGAGCATGTCTGGGACTGGTACCGGATGGACCTGATCCCCCGCCTGAAACCGCGCGCCCGCCTCGTGCTCGTCATGACCCGCTGGCACCAGGACGACCTCGGCGGACGTATTCTGGAGATGGAAGGCGGCTGGACCGTGCTGCGCCTGCCCGCGCTCGCGGTGCCCCCCGATCCGCTGGGCCGGGCCACCGGAGAGCCGCTTTGGCCTGCCTGGGAAGATGCAGCTGCCCTAGAGCGCAAGCGCGCGGCGATGGGCCAGCGCGCCTTCGCAGCCCTCTACCAGCAGGATCCGCGGCCGCCCGCAGGCGGGCTCTTCCTGACCGACCGCATCCCGCTGTGCGATCGGCAGCCGGAACCGCGCCAGGCCATCCGGGGTTGGGATCTGGCGTCGACCTTGCCCGCTCCGGGTCGCGATCCGGACTGGACGGTCGGGCTGCGCCTGGAGCAGGGCGAGGACGACGCCTTCACCGTGACCGACCTCGTCCGGCTGCGCGGCACGCCCGGCGAGGTAGAGGCGGCGATCCTCGCCTCCGCCGAGCGGGACGGCACTGGCGTGACCATCGCCCTGCCACAAGACCCGGGCCAGGCAGGGGCGGCCCAGACAGCCTATCTGACCCGCAAGCTCGCCGGCTACATGGTCCGCGCCTCGCCCGAGACAGGTGCCAAGATCACCCGCGCTGGTCCGGTCGCGGCCCAGGTGGAGGCGGGCAATCTGCGCCTGCTGCGCGCCGCCTGGAATCGCGCTTTTCTTGAGGAGCTGCGCGACTTCCCCAACGGCCACAAGGACGATCAGGTGGACGCGCTCTCGCGCGCTTTCATGACGCTGGTGACGAAGGCCGCACCCGCACGCCGGCTGCACGTGCCCCTGCTGGGACGCTGACCCTCTTCCCTTCTCCAGAGACCGGAGCGCCCATGTTCGACGCAATCCGCGCGCTGACCCCGCGCGACCCCGACTATGCGCCCCGCACCGGCACGCTCGATCTTCTTCGGCGTGTCCTCAACGGCACGCATTATGATTGCCTCCCCTACCAGTTTCACGAGGAGCGAAGCCCAGGCGGCGAGTATATTCCCATTCGTCAGCGCCGCCCCTCCATCCGCTACGCCCTTTGCCGCACGGTGGTGGAGGACAGCGTGGCGCTGCTGTTCAGTGAGGGGCATTTCCCGACCATCCTCTGCTCGGACCATGAGGCACGCGGCGTGATCGCCAATCTCCTGGGCGAGGCGGGATTGAACGGCGTGATGGTGGAGGCCGCCCTCCGCGGCTCGGTCGGCTCCGTCGCCCTGCTGCTGCGAATATTGAAAGGCTGTATCTATGTCTCCGTTCTCGACAGCCTCTTTCTGACACCGACCTGGCAGCCGGAGGCACCCGACACGCTTGCCTCCGTCACCGAGCGCTACAAGGTGCGCGGCGCCGTCCTGCAGGCCCAGGGCTATGCGACCCCAGATGCCGGGGCCGATTACTGGTTCATGCGGTGCTGGGATACCGAGGCCGAGACCTGGTACCTGCCCTGGCCCGTGGGCTACGAGCCGCCCGGCGGCCCCGAGATTGATGCCGGCCGCACGATCCGGCACGGGCTCGGCTTCGTGCCCCTCGTCTGGATCCGCAACCTGCCCGGTGGCGACGGCATCGATGGCGCCTGCACCTTCCGCGCGGCCATCGAGACCAGCATCGAGATTGACTACCAACTCTCCCAGGCAGGGCGAGGCCTCACCTACAGTTCGGACCCGACACTGCTGATCAAGGAACCGGCGACGACCGACCGCGAGATCATCAAGGGCGCTGGCAATGCGCTGGTGGTGAGCAAGGACGGCGATGCGCGCCTGCTGGAGATCGGCGGCACGGCCGCCAATGCCGTGATCGACTATGTCCGCACCTTGCGCGAACTGGCGCTGGAGAGCGTGCATGGCAACCGCTCCTCGGCCGACCGCATCGCGGCCGCCCAGTCCGGCCGCGCGCTTGAGTTGATGAATCAAGGACTTATCTGGCTTGCCGACAATCTCCGCATCTCCTATGGCGAGCAGGGCTTGCTGCCCTTGGTGCGGATGATCCTGCGCGCAGCGGAGCGATATCCCATCACCGTTCTCGGCCAGCCCGTGCCGAAATTGCCACCCGGCCTGCGGCTCACCCTGGATTGGCCGCGCTGGTATCCGCCGAGTGCTGCCGACCTGCTGGCCGAGGCCCAGACCCTCTCGACGCTCGCGGCCGCCGGACAGATCAGCCGCGAGACCGCGATCCGCAACATCGCCGATGCCTACGGCATCGAGGATGTCGCGGCCGAGCTCGATCGGATTGCAAAGGAAACCCTGCATGACGACCGCTGAAACGCCCCCCGCAGAGGGCGAGACGGAAACCATCGAGCAGCTGCGCATACGGGCAGCCGACCTCGAACTCCAGGTGCAGAACCTGGCACAACAGGCCCGCAGCAACCTCGTGATGGCCGAACTCAAGACCGAAGCCGTGCGCGCCGGCATGATCGACCTTGATGGGTTGAGATTGCTCGACGCCAGCGGCCTGACAGTGACCGATCAAGGCGCGGTCCTGGGCTCGGCCGCCCTCATGGACCGTTTCCGCCGCGACAAGCCCTGGTTGTTCGCCGCTGCCTCCAGCACCACCAGCGCCATGCCGCCGCCCTCCCAACCGCCGCGGGCCAAGCTGGCGACTGACATGACGGCCGAGGAATACCGCGCCGCCCGCGCAGCGATCACCCGCCGCTTCTGACCCTTCCCCATCCCTTCAAACGTCAAGAGGATCGCCATGGGAATCCAGAATTTCCCCACGGCTTTGCAGCCGATCATCCAGCAGGGCTTCCTCGAGCGCGAGTTCCAGCAGGCGCTCCGTTCACGCCTCGGCTATCGCGCCGTCGCAGACCGGGAGGAGATCGCCGTCGGCATCGGCGAGACGCTGACCAAAACCCGCGCCGGGCTGAAGCCGAGTGTCACCACGCCGCTCTCGCCTTCTCTCAACACCAATCTCGACAATGGCCTCTCGCCCGGCAACTGGGGCATTGAGCAATATACGCTGACGCTCAATTTCTATGCCGCGACCGCCGACCTGAACATGGTGACGAGCCGCGTCGGCATAGCGAGCCAGTTCCTGCAGAATGCCTATTCGAACGGCGAACAGGCGGCGCGCAGCTTGGACGAGCTGGCGCGCAACGCGCTGTTCGATGCCTATTTCGGCGGTAACACGCGGGTGGCGACGGCTCTCACCACCGCCGCCCCGGCGCTACATGTGGACGACATCCGAGGCTTCCAGACGGTCTTCGTCAACGGTGTGCAGGTGCCGGTGACGGCGAGCAACCCGCTGACGGTGACGGTGGGCGGCGATGCCTACACACTGACCGGCGCGGCCGCGGACGCGACCAATGTGTCGACGACTCCGAATGGGGTTTCAGGCACACTCACGTTCGGCAGCAATGTGACGCTCGCCGACGGCGCCTTGGCGAGCAGCGTGCAGGCAGCGACGGCAAGTGCCATCCTGCGCCCGGGCGGGCGGACCAATACCGCCCTGCTGCAGGCGACCGACAGCCTGAACATGGGCAATCTTCTGGATGCGGTCGCGACACTGCGCAAGAACGCGGTGCCCGAGATCGACGGTGTCTACAACTGCTATCTTGACCCCGTCTCCGCCCGGCAGCTTTTCGCCGATCCGGATTTCAAGACGCTCTTCACCGGGGCGACCTCGAGCAACGCGGTTTTCGCCGACGGCATGGTGAACGACTTCCTCGGTCTCCGCTTCATCCCGACGACGGAAGCCTTCGTCCAGGCGCATCCGACAATCCAGGGCCTGCAGGTGCGCCGGCCGATCATCTGCGGCCAGGGCGCGCTGATCGAAGGCGACTTTGCCGGGATTGGCGCCGATGACGTGGCGCCGAAGGATTCCATCGTCTCCATCGTCGATGGCGTGGCGATGGTGACGCGCGAGCCGATCGACCGGCTGCAGCAGATCATCGCTCAGAGCTGGTATTGGATTGGCGGCTTCTGCGCGCCTTCCGACACCACCACGACGCCGCTGACCATCCCGACCGCGACCAATGCTGCGTTCAAGCGCGCGGTGATGGTCGAGCATGCGGGGTAAGGGCCATGGCCAGCGGCAGCATCGCCGCCTTCACCCCCGAGGCGACCGTGACCCTGACCGCGGGTACGACGAGTAGTGCCACGACCCTCGGCGGCGCGGGCCCTTC